GCGTTGGCGAACCAGTATAGTCTGTTAACATCATTAACAGGCCTCCGAATGTAGAACGGCGTTACGTCGATGCCTTGAAAGTAGTGTTTTCCACAGCTTTCTCGGAACGTACCAACTGCCCACGATTTCTTGGTGTTGACGGTGAAACCTGCCAACTCCAGTACTTCCGTAAGCAACGGGTACGCCTCGGTGGCGACAATGATGTCATCGCCATATACGAGCACTCGACGTTCCTCTAGTCCAAGGACGTCAACCACACTCGAAGCCAGAGCCCAAAATATCAGGGTTTCCAGCTCAAAAGTATAGCCATTGCCCATGGAACTAATCTTCTGGTAGTTGATAACTTCTCCAGAAGGAAGAACTCCGCTCGGTGATCGGCTTTGCTCAAGAGCCTCATACCAGCGAGTGGGGAGGAGCGAACGAACTACTTCTCTCGAAATAGTATCGGACGCACTGGATAGGTCAATAGTACATAACCTACCAGTCTCACTGCCGACTCGTGCCAACTCAGCATTCGATTGCTGAGCTGTCCACGATGGTTTGTCGACAAGGAGGCCCACCCTGCTCAGACGGTCGCGTATACACTTACCGATCCCTAGCTGAATTACCATATTCAGGTCGGGCTCGATAGCGATAACGCGGTTGGTCTTCGCGTTCTTCGGAACAGTGGTGACCCGATTCCCATGGACAACCTCGAGGTTCGGAACATTCCATCCTGGAATGCTCTTTACCATCTTGGCTGCCAATGGGTACAGGTCATGCGTTACTTGGGGTAAACCCTTAAACTTGTAGTAGACGTCACGTTCCCACCTACTAAGGCGGGTCGTTGCGCCCGGTCCCCAAGTCGCTCGGCGGAACACCTCGGGCCAACTGAAGGAGCCTAACAACCGTTCGATTTTCCGCATCGCCATAACGAAAATGGGATGCGCGGGAGGTCCCACAATGGGACTCCCGAACGATTGCAAGCTCCGACGATTGGTGTCGAGGCAAATCCGCTCAGCTTCGCAGAATTTGTCCAGGGCCACTTGGTCCCGATCAATGCCCAATTCCCACTCAGGGTATTTGGACATCAGCTCGGAACAGAGGTAATCC